CTACCAGATGAAGTACAAAAAATCTGTGCGAACATGATGTTTAATATGGGCAGACCCAGGTTTAGTGGTTTTAAAAAGTTTCGTGCTGCCATAGCCAACAACGACTGGCAAGAATGTGCCGTTCAGATGGAAGACAGCCGTTGGCACAAACAGGTAACAAACAGAGCGAATCGCCTAATTTCAAGGATGAGAGCGGTTGAGTCCACCTAAACCAAGGACTTTTGCATCTTTGTTTATCTCTAATCTTTCACACTCTTTATCAACCATTAGACCTACCTGTTGACGTATGTTTCTTCTTTCTTGGTCGCAAATAATCTTTAACTTATTATAGGTTTCAACGTCTATGCCTATAGACTTGAATTTTGAAATGTCTGTCATTATACTACCTCCATGACTTATAGATACCCAATTATACCCAATAAAACACGTAGACCCAACAAATATTTCGCAAAAAAAACTGTGGCTATGGGATTAAAGTTTGATTCTCGTTGGGAGGCTGAAAGGTGGGGGCAACTAAAAGCTATGGAAAGAGCTGGAGTTGTTACTCAATTAGAACGTCAAATCAAATACGAATTAAGTATTAATGACATCAAGATTTGTGATTATATAGCAGACTTTAGATATTTACTAGAGGAAGAAAATGGACTCTCGAGACTGGTTATCGAGGATGCAAAAGGCATACTTACTCCAGAGTTTAAATTAAAAAAGAAGATGATGAAAGCTATACATGGTATAGACATTCATCTCTCCTATAAAAAGAAAAATTAATTAACGCTTACTTTTATCATCTCCTCTATTAAATTTTTTTTCCAACTCACGTTTCATTATCTCAAGTTTTGACATATTTTCTTTATTTATAGAACTGCCAGGACCATTTCTGAAATTTCTTCTTTTTTCTATTTCATTATTGGCCCAAATAAGTCCACACTTAACAGAACAAAAATTACCAAATTTCATAACAAACTTATGAGTATAACATTCAGTTTCGTAATAAATTTTATCGTCTGCTCCTTTCCTTGGCACCTCTTTTTTTACGGGTAAATTACCAGTATATCTCTCATTAGGTTTAGTGCCATAAAAGGTTTTAGTTTGAGGTTTTGCCTCTCTTTGACAATTATAACAAGTTACAACGTGACTTAATTCTTTAGGTCCTGATTGACTATCATCTCTCATTTATCTTCTCCAAATACTTTTTTCATTTCTAAATTACGTAACTCTTCTAATTGCTGATTGATCTCACGCTTTTCTCTCCTTGCATAACGATAATCTTTAGTCATTAATGCGACAGTAGAGGCGATTGATCTGTTGTCCTCTTTTGCAATTTTAACAAAATCGGCATAAACATTCCCATGAACATTAAGAGATTTAAATTTATTTTTTTCCTGCAATTCCTCTAACTCATATATGGGCTCCATATAGTTGCCATCTGGATCAGCAAATCTCTTTTCAAAATGATTATGCAATTTTTGATAGGCTTCGGATATGGTAATTACACCATTCTCCGCCTCATCTAAAATCTTTTTTGAAATGGATGACCACGTTTCTACTGGCTTTTCAACCAGGTGCTTTCGTATTTTTGGTTTTCTAAAAAATTTACTCAATTAATCCTCCATATGTAAAAATAAGTAAAACTATATAAACTATGTAATTATAGTTAAAAAAATGTCAAGATGAAAAAAAATAATAAATGTTATTGACATTCAGGTTATGTATGCCTATTTTGTAGGTATCTAGTGCTTAATTATAAAAGAAGGAGTTTATTATGGACTTAGATTTTACGACTATGCCAATGGCTGATGTCTTCCGATACAAGGAGGATCTTAAAAATCAGCTTGACGCATTAAAGAAAAAGCAAGCCGATATGAATGAGGGGCTTGCACTTAGATTTGGCAATCAAGCCAGAGATAGGTTAAACCAGGATAACAAAGACTTTGGTTCTGTTACTTTAAAAGAAGATAACTTCAAAGTTAAAGTTTCCATTAGACAAAGAGTTGCTTGGGATCAAGAGGGTCTTGTTCAAACATTTATGAATGAGATGTCTGAAGATGATGCCAAGCATTACGCAAAGATTACTTATAGTATTGATGAGCGTAAATATAATAATGCACCGCCTGCAATAAAGGATAAGTTGCAAAAGCATAGGACTGTTTCCGTTGTGGGCACTTCAGTTGATGTTACGGAGGTAGACAATGGCTCTTAAAATTATTTCAGCCGAGGAGCGTTTGAAAGAAAAACGTGGACATAAAATTGTCGTATGTGGACCAAGTGGCGTGGGCAAGACAACTCTTGCTCGTACCCTTGATGCCGATACAACATTATTTATGGATTTAGAGGCAGGAGATGCTGCTATTGAAAACTGGCCTATTGATGTAATCCGACCACAAACGTGGGAAGAATGCAGAGATTTTGCTTGTTTTCTTGGTGGCCCTAATCCAGCTTTGACACCAGATCAACCTTATAGCAAAATTGAATTTGACAGAGTTGCTCAAATGTATGGGGATCAGATGCAAGTTCTTAAAAAATATGATTCTATTTTTGTAGATAGTATTACAGTTGCTGGTAGACTTTGCTTTCAATATTGTTTTGGGCATCCAGATAACAAGTCTGACAGAACTGGTAAGGTAGATACTAGGGCAGTCTATGGGATGCAAGGTCGTGAGATGATGGGTTGGCTTACACAGTTACAACATATCAGATCAAAGAATGTTATTTTCGTTGGCATCTTAGACGAAAAAGTTGACGAGTATGGTAGGACTAATTTTGAGCTACAAATTGAAGGTTCAAAGACTGGTCGTGAATTGCCTGGAATCGTTGATGAAGTTATCACTATGGCAGTAATGCCAGGTGGTGATGAACAACCACCATATAGAGCGTTTGTATGTCAAACACTTAATCAATGGGGTTATCCAGCAAAAGATAGATCTGGACAATTAGAGGTTTTAGAAGAGCCTCATTTAGGTAAACTTTTAACAAAAATCAGTGGTCGTGATGCGTCTAAAAAGTTAGACTTTGCACAACCTAATTCTAGCGAAGGGAGTAAATAATGATTGATTTTAGTAATGTTTCATCTAGTGGTGGTGGGGGCGATTTTGAACTCATCCCAGCAGGTACAGTAGCTCGTGTTATTGTAAATTTAAAACGAGGTGGAGAAGTTCTATCAGAATATTCTCAAGAGCCTATGTTTAAAACTAATGGCAGAACAAAGTGGATTGAATGTGAGTTCACAGTTGTTGCTGGACAGTTTGAGAGAAGAAAGTTTTGGCAGAACATCATGCTTGATGGTGGTAAAATTAATCCAGATACTGGTGTATTTTATACTAAAGAGATTGGTTTGCAGACTATCAAAGATATTGTTGATAGTGCAAAAGGTTTGTCAAAGTCTGACGTATCTCCAGAGGCTATGAAAACTCGAAATATTAGTGGCCTCGAGGTAATGGACGGCATGGAGTTTTGTGCAAAAATTGGAGTTGAAAAAGGCACCAATGGATATGCTGACAAAAACAAGTTAGTTGGCACGCTTTCTCCTGGGGAAAATGGTTACATTGGTAATGGAGGGAGTACACCACCTACAACACCGCAAGGAAGTGGTGGATCACCATCTCAAGGTGGTGGATTCAACCCAGCACCTTGGGCACAAGGTAAGCAGTAATGTTTTACGAATCTAGCGGTAAGACTCCTTCTTAGTCTGCTAGAGTCGGTTTGGGTAGCACCGATACCGCAAAGCTACCCAATTTACAAGGGAACAAACAATGATTTTAAGACAATACCAAGAGGTGGCAGTTCAAGATGCTTCTGCTGCATTAGATAAACATAAGAACACAATTGTGGTTGCACCCACAGGTGCAGGCAAAACAATTATGTTATCTGCCTTGGTTGGTAAGAGATTCAAAGTTGGAAATAAGGTTCTTGTTTTGCAACACAGAGATGAATTAGTAAGACAAAACAAAACAAAATTTTCAAAAGTAAACCCAAACATTACAACAAGTATTGTTGACGGAAGTGAAAAGGACTGGTCAGGTAGCACAGTCTTTAGCATGGTGCAAACTCTATCAAGAGAAAACAATCTAAATAACATAAATCATTTTGATTTAGTTGTCGTTGACGAAAGTCATCATGCAGTAGCTGATACATATATGCGTATCATCGAGAAAGTAAGACAAGCAAATAATTCTGTTGAGATTGTTGGATTTACAGCAACACCTAATCGTGGTGACAAAAAAGGTTTAAAGAAAGTATTTACCAATTGCTCACATCAGATTGAGATTAGCACATTAATTAGAGAGGGTTTTTTAGTGCCACCAAAAACATTTGTTATTGATGTCGGTGTGCAAAAAGACCTGGCTAATGTTCGTAAAACAGTAACAGACTTT